TAACAGTACGGCGACATTAAACTGGGTTCACTATCTCGTTCCACTGAGTGTGGGATTCATATTAGCTGGATCCTTAATTATGATTATAATGGAGCATAATAAATGAGCATCATTAAAAAACTATCGGACACGTCCCAAGACTATCAGGAGAAAAAGAAAATAAAAAGGAACTGGATTACAGTTGGGATTGACCACGCAACTAATGACATGTTGGAGGAAATAAAACTCAAGTACAATCTTCCCAAGACATTAACGTTACAGTTGATCATTAAATCAGCTTATGAGGAAGTAAAGAAAGGAGAATGATATGTTCTATAAAATCATAGACCCTAAGCTGACGGATCTTAAAAAGGGGCAAGTCATGCACGAAGATGACTTGGAGAAGTATCTAGAACAAATGGAGTGGAACGAATACACCGCCTTTACATACGAGAAGTTTAAAAAGCTTTATGAAATCATAGAGCCTGGGCTTACGTCCTTGAACAAGGAACAAGTCATTAACGAGGACGAATTAGAGAAAGCCAAAAAGAAATATGACTGGAAGGAGGATTATCAGACCTTTTCTTTCAAGGAGAAAGATTAGGTTTTAAATGTTTTAAAAAAGACTATAATTAATTTAACAGAAAGGAAAATTATGGCAAATAAGATAATGGACTACAAGACACTGGTCCGGCTCAGTGGAAACGCCATTCATAATAAAAAGAACAGGCAAATCAGCCTCGACTGGCTCAAGGATAACGAAAACAAGCCATTTCCCGTGGGAAATGGGAAATACAGCGCCTTTAAGGACTTGACTTTCGTCATTAGAATGAATTTTCTGCATAATGACGTAGAAATGCGATGTGAAATAATTTATACGATGGAGAAGAACAAGAGTTTATGGTTGGACATAGACTTTGATGAATTTAACAAGTTAGGAGAGCATGATGGAAGCACTGAAGCTGGTAAAACGTGAGGAAAAGGTCTCTCTCACGGCGGCGCAGCAGAGAATCATCGATGGATATAAAGTCATCACGGATGATGAGATGGAAATACTGCGTCAAAAAGAGGACGATTTAAAGATAGAGTGTGCGTCAAGAAACAAGCATCACAAAGTATATGGAATGGGGCGTGGAGCTAAATATGTGTGGTTAGGGATAGTTCTAAGCACGAATAACTCCTAAATATCGCTTTTATATATAGAGAGTGAATCATTAAATGGGATTTAAACTTTTACTAAATGGTAATCCCTAATCCCAATGACTAATTCTCTATATCCACTACTAATAATCAGGGATTACTTATACTTTTTACAAGTAATCCCTTTAATCTTACGAGTTCCGGTGGATAGTAAGTCATAACAGGGATACTATGAAATGGTCCCTATATATAGAAAGGAAAATTAATGACGTGGGATCAATGGATTATTATCATAGGTATAGGAGTTATCGTACTTATGTTTCACAGTTAAAATACTTGCTGAATTTTAAAAGAATTTGTCGAAACTGTTTACAGTTTAGTATAATATAAGAATATAGCAGAAAGGAGAAAACATGCAAAATATACAACCTGCTGTAGGTGGGGCAAAACCCACTAAAAAGACCAAAGTAGTTAATACACCACACGATAAACAAGGTGTATATAAATATGATGGCGATGCGAGAATACAAGTTCTGGCTCCAAAAAATCCAAAAAGAGTTGGATGTGCTGGCTGGAAAAGATTTAATCTATACAAATCTAGTATGAAGATTAACGATTTTCTAAAGGCGGGAGGTAAAACCATCGATTTAGATTGGGACCGTGAACGAGGATTTATCGCTACAGAAGATAGAGATAAGGCTGGCTCTCAAAGCAAATCAGCGAAAGCTACCTTTACTCTAAAATAATTGTATTACTTTGTTTTAAAGTATATTATTATTAAGTGTTAAAGATAGATTATGTATCTTTTTCCTCCGTAGATTGCGAGGGGCTCCATAAGGGAGCCCTTTGCATAATTTGAGAAAGGAAGAAATGATGAAAAATTTTGATGTTTATTATTCTAATGATAAAAATTTTCGTGATTTTATCGTTGGGGGCGGACTTTTAGATTTAGATGATTTAGAAAAAACTCATACCAAGGTTTATAATAGTAATGATGAGTCTTTTTTTGAGATATATAATGCATATTACTATGAATCAGATAAAGGATTATGTGAAGATATATATCATTTTTTTAATGATAATCCAAAGAATCCTTTAGGTAAAAAAGTTTTTCAAGATAAAATGAAGAACAACGAAATTAATGTGCGCCATACTTCAATGAGTGTGGGCGATGTTATTAAAATCAACGATAAGTTTTATATTTGTAAAAGTATCGGCTGGGATTTAATTGAAAGGAAGAAATAATGACAATACTAGAAAAACTCAATAAAAAAATTCATAAAAATTTTAAGACAGGAAAACCCTTTCCTAAGGCAACTCAAAAGCATATGAGAGAGTCATCGATACGACATTATAAAATGCAACAAGATGGCTATAAGGGACCTACTTATCAACTGAATGGAAAGAAAAGAAATGGAGCCTATTTATTAGATGAGATATGGATATATAACCCATATACAAAAAAATAATAAACTGGTATACTTTGTAATCAGGGTCGATTAATATATAAGTATACAAAAAGAAAGGAAAACAGTATGCGCTGGACCCATAAAGAAACTTTTAGTGACGAGAAAGGGCAAGAATATCACTTTAATACGCAGTGCCCTACTTGTAAATCAAAAAGTATAGTATCAGTTAAAGGGCCCGATTTATTTAAATATAATACGGGAACTTCAATTCAAGAGGCGTTTCCTTATTTAAGTAGAAATAAGAGGGAACGATTAATGACAGGAATCTGTTGCTTAGATAAAGAAAACGAGGAGATGATTTTATGATAGTATTTAAAAGTATACAAAAAGTTACTGTCTACGAGAGAGGCAAAGAAAACGAAGTCCATCATTTTAAACTAACAAAGCCCGATGGAACGACTGAAGTATTAACAGAAAAGGATTTCTCTTTCTTGAAGAAAAGATGGACGTATGAGAGAAATCAAAGAGAGCGTGCCCAAGAAAAACAAGAGCGTGCTAACGAAGCAGGAATGCTGCACGGCATAGACGCCTATAACGAAGAAATGGGGAATGTATGAAAAGACGGGATAGATGTGCTGTATCTACGACATTGCGCGGATGCGATAAAAAGGGAACTAATCGCATTACAAAAAAATGGATAACTGGCCATATTGTTTCTGATAATTTATATTGTGACGAACACTATAAAGAACAACTAGACTGGTCAGAAGATACTATGGATGACATTGAGTTTCAATTCAAGAGTCCCGAGTTATTTAGAATGTAGGAGGTAATTATGACAACAAGAAAAGGAATAGGAAAGGATAAAGAGTTAGGACCTTTAAGTGATAAAGCTCCCGACGGCAAACGTGGATACAAATCCAGCGGGAGAGCCAGAACTACCCACTTAAAAGAAATCAAAAAACAAGGAAAGAAACTCCGTAGACAAGAATGGATTTTCTCTAAGTGGTTATGACTACTAAAAAATACTGCGATGATTGTGAGACGTTAGTCTATCATAAAAATCTAGTTTGCCCTTACTGTCTAACTTCCCTTGGTGATATCCAACTCCCTCTCGATGAGCTTATTAAAAAAACTGATAGAAAAACAGATAGAAAAGAGCAGAACAAATACGAATTTAGATCAAAACATTGGTGGGAAAATAGACATAAAATAGACAGAAGATAATGCCTAAGAAAAAACAAAAATCAATATGGATAGAAATTACTCAAGAGGAGATTAAAGATATTGTCCAAACCGTGAATATGAATTATGCGGGAGACTTCTTCTCTGATAGAGTTCACGAGATTGTCGCCCCTAAAATAAAAGAAGCCATACGGGAGCATAATAACAAAGCCTCTAATCTACCGAAAAAGGGCGACAGTAAAAATTAACCTCTTGTATAATTTTGCGTCTTCTTTCTTTATAATATAGAATAACAAGAAAGGAAAAAGTTATGAACGTGAGAGAAAAATTTAACGCTTTGCCTGCTGATGTAAGAAAAGCATTAATAAATAAACACGTAAGATATATACCACCTTTCGAAGAAGTTTATAATCGATGCGGGGGCTGGTATATATGGAGAGAAGATACGGGAGAGCTATGCGGCCCAGGAGTACCAGGAGGCGTCTTAACTGGACTGGCTTTTTATATATTTAAACATAAAGTTATTAAACTTGTTTAATTAGGTTTAAAAAAGTTTATTCTTATAGAATAACAAGAAAGGAAAAATTTTATGTACGGAGTAAAAGAAATAAATCCCTTAAATACTAACGGGCAAGACTATCATTCTATTGATAGAGAAACCGTTGACTGGGACGATAAACGCCTTTTAAAGATAACACGCTTTAGGCTTTTAAGCGACCCCGGTTTTCCTATGTGGGACGTAAGCTATTGTCATGGAGTTCTTAAAGATTTCACTCCAGTCATAGTTGACCTACCATTTAACCAACTCCCTAAGAAGAATATGTTTGGGGAGATAATTAAATACGCAAGACAAGATAAAGTCTACGCAAAGGGCCTGGGAGTATTCGAAGCTCTTTCAACCCTTAACTAGAAAGGAAAAGTTATGATTAAGAAAATAGTGACACGAAATAATAACACTTACATTCTTTATTATTACGACACAGACAGACTTTCAATCATAATAAAGAACGACAAAGTAATAGGAAATTTCGACCCCGAGGACGAGCTTCGTTTTAATTTATATGAGGAGCGAATTTCATTCACAGAGTTCGAGAATACTTCAACCAAAACTCTCGAAGATTTACAGACTCCATATTATAGTTATATCCAATTACAATCGTCTTTAAATATCCCTATAAAAATCAATTTCTTCGAGAAAATCATAACCTATTTAGAATAGAAAGGAAAAACTATGACTGATAATAAAAAATTAAAATATAGTGACCCTCTTCCTAATAGTGACGATGGAGTTCTATTTTATGCGGGAAAAACCGTTGGATTTTGGTCAGACGAACACGATAGTAAGCTAGGGAGTTATCGTTTTATCACATTAGATGATGGCTCTAGTTTTCACGATCACCATCATAGCGAAGAAGAAATCATTAAAAGTATTTTAAAACAATACCCTGGATTAAAATAAAATCCTATACAATTAGCCCTTAATAAGATAAATTGAGGGCTAATACTATGGATAATGTTATAGAATTTTCCCATACAGAAAATAAGATTTTATCGGACAAGGAAAAAAAGTTCGTTCACGGCATAATATCTGGATTGGGTAAGAGACAAGCGGCTTTGGAAGCAGGCTATGCTGAAACGTCAGCTCACGTACAAGCCAGCCGCCTCTTAAAAAAAGATAAAATACTGAGGGCGGTGAGCCGGGCTCGGTCGCTCCAGATGCAGCAGACGGTGCATACACTGGACAAGGAGATTGACAAGCTTGACAGGTTGTATGAGGCGGCGTGCACCAAAAAACAACTTGGAGCGGCGGTCCAGGCGGCCCGGTTGAAGGCCCAGTTGCTGGGATACCTGGTTGAGAAGAAAGAGGTGAAGCACTCACAGTTTGACACCATGAGTGAGGATGACCTCATCGATTATCTTGACAAGTTGAAAGCGAACTACGGTGGTTGAAGGCTGCGGCTTGAGTCATTGAGATTGAGACATCAGCCATCAGCCTCCGCCCGCAGGGCGGTGAGGTTGAAGGTTGAGGCGGGGGCCTTGAGTCATTGAGATTGAGTCGTCCCTCATCATCCGTCAGCCACCGACCTCCGCCTTCGGCGGAGGAGTGCGGAGGAGGGAGGCGGCGGGAGGAGGAGCTTTATTATTATTATGTCAACCTTATTTAATTTTTGTATTTAAGGGATTAAATTAGTTTAAAATTAAAGAAACAGGAGAAAGATATGAGCATACAAGAATTGAGAAGGATGTTATATACACATGTGCCTTATGAAATGCCAATAACATTTCACGAGGGAGTGTATACACGAATAAGGGACAGACGATTAATGGGACCCGTCACACCCTTACAGCAACAACGAGCTTTAGAAAGAGCACAACGAGGGAGGTATAATGGTTGATAAAGCACAAATGCCGGACGATGTCCGGGAGAAGTTAATAACAATAATCCAAGACCTTGACGAACACACCTTGGGTGATGAGACATTGAGTCCTCTTAATAGACCATATACAGTGGATCATCATTATATCTCACACGAGATTAAGGATACAATCGTCAAAGTCCGCAAGACAGTCGATTATTTACTCAACAAGAGGGGATAAAGTTATTAACAATTAATTTAAATAAATGTTTAATAATGTCTAAAAATCTTTATAATAGAATTAGACCATAAGGGTCTAATAGAAAGTCAGAAATAAAAGGAGTTTATAATGACAAAATCTACGGAAAAAAAATTCCCGACTAGCTTTAAGCAGTTAGAGGGAAGAGCAGTTATGTTCTGCCTAGTTAATCAAAAGAAACCATCAGGCAAATCATACGCACGCTACGAGAATTACAAAGTAGCGACTAATCTACAAGACGCCCATAAAGCCGGGTTCACTTCTTTAGATTATCAGTACGACACAGGAATAAATGGAAGATTTAAAAGAATCCCCGTTCTCTGTTTCGTGCAAGGAATAAATATCTCAAAAGAAACTAAAGAGATATTACTCCAAGTAATCAAATTAAATAAAGAAGCAGCAGTTAATTTCTCAAAAGAAATTAAAGAGAAATTAACAGCCAACATAGCGAAGTTCGAAAAATTCGCAGCAGAAATTAAATAAAGACTATAACTCCGACAAGGGGCGATTTTATCGCCCCTTTTTTTATCGCTTTATATAATGCGGCGGGAGGAGCCAACCCTTATTCATTGAG